CACTTTAAAAGTAAATGTAAGCCCTGCGGAACACGAGACAGGGAACGCTACTGTTACACCAAACACAACTAGCCTTTCCTTGACATTCCCATCCTTAAATCGTTGATTCACTGTTGGCTGGATGTCTACCATTGCTCCATTCAAAGAGTCTCTTACAGCCACCACAATGCACGGAATCGCTGTGTTAATTTGGTTAGCTTGATTCTGGAAAGCAGCAACTAATACTTCTTGGAGACTTCCTTCTCTATCGCTCACTTGGCCACCACTTTCTCAATTGCAGAACATCTAAACTCACTGTACCAAGCTGTACCTCTCCAATCACCTGAATGGCGGATATCAGTAACTTTGTACCAGCCTGTAATCAAGGTGTCTTCAAGTCTGATAATATCACCGGGAACAATATCTGGATTCAGGAGTGTCTTGAATTGAACAGATTGAATCTTAGCTTTATCCTTCTTACTTCTACGAATATCACCAGAGGTTCTGTAGGCATTTTCAATCAATCCAGTGTATTTGTTGATGACATAGGCATCTTCAAACTTCTCAGAGTTACCACGATCATTGTCATGGATATAGAGAACATCATCATCAATCTGCCAATCCAAGGCATACTTCTCAGACAGTTCGTTGAGCATATCTTTTGGTGTACCCTGCAAGGGGTATCCGTAGATGATTGGGCTATTTAGATTAGTACCATTGAATACACTTCTAGAAACACCGGGAAGAGCTTTACGAATGTCTTCAGCTACATCTTTGATTGTTCTACCGGGAGCTACAAGACCAGACATAACCTCATGGTTTAGCTCTGTGTAAGCTCCACCCATAAGAATCTGTGTAATCCTATCAGCTCCACTCTTGCGTGTAGTTACGTTTGTAACTTGTCCAGCAAATAGACGCTTCATCCCAATGTCTCTATACCCTGCACTAAATACAGCAGCAGGATAATCAACGTCTAGAAGTTTAAGACTTTCATTACTTAGGTTATACAATTCAATCGAAGCTGAGTTAGTCTTATCTTTGTTGCTACTACTTTTACTTATGTCGAATGTACATTGAAGATCATTAATCTGAAGCCCTTCACCAGAGACTGCATTACCAACGATCAGTTCATACACTCTGTTGATTTGTGGCTGCATTGTTAATCCTGAGTGTAAGTATAGACAAACGAATAATATTGATTCAGCTTGTCTGGGAAAGTCTTATATGGCTCTGATTGGAGAGTACCTTTCTGAATCAACAAGAAGAATCCTGTAAGGTTTGGTAGAGCGTAGTCATACATAATTGGATAACCCGGAACCAACCCAGCACCTAAAACAATAGGGTTTCTATCAGCATCATAGAGGGACATAAAATACAGTTGGGAGCGTTCGTTATAAACGATTTCAATAATGTAAGAGTTACCTTCTAAGGATACAGAATACTCGTAGATAGGAGCTGTGTCGTCAAGGAGAAGGTCTACATAGATGTTAGCCATTAAATCCCTCCTGCTACATTACGTTCTGGATCAACGTCATTCTGAGCATTATCCACAGCACCTGCTTTACTTGCATCCCCAGAAGTAGCTGTGTCTTTAGTTGTACTATCACACTTACCAAGAGACTTCTTAGTTGCCACTTTCTTCTTAACAGGAGCTTGTACAAGATCAGGAGGAAGAGCAACCTTCTTTAGATTGGCAAAGCGGATAAGCTCAAAAGACATATCGCAATAGAGGGCATAGCCAGAGTCTTGATCTTCACGAAAACTAAGGCTTGTAATTACAAGAGCCTTTGTCTCATCAGCAGGAAGCTTCTTAGCAAGTGTCAGAAATCCGTCTGTTTCATAGAGAGTAACTTGACGAATAACAGCCTCAAACTGCCCTGTGATTTGATTATAACCTTCACCAGATTGGAGGTTAATAAGAATATCTTGAATATCCTCCAGAGATGCACCAAAGACAGAATCACCTTTAAAGTCGTCCATGATTACAGTAGGCAAAGTATCGGGGAGTAGCTGACCAACAACATTGGGAATATACTTCATCAACAAAGATTGGTCAGTGCTACTTACAATAACAGCTTCTGGTGGCATTGCTGTATTAGAAGGTTCATTTCCATCTGCGTCAGCTAGAAGGGCACTTGTGGTACTAATATCTTCTGCTGAGATAACTGCACTAAGGGTAAATGTAGGGTTGTTAGAGATGTAGAAATCGGTGATGTTGCCACCACCGTCTATTGCATGTTTAGTAACAGACCCCGTGAAACTACGATTCCAATTCAAGATGGCATCAAAATACAACATGCCACCAGCTTGTACTTCATCTGGCTCCCAACTTAGGGCGAATGACATATCTACTCCTTCTGACCATATTGAAGTAGTGTAGATTCAATTACACCTTTAAACTTCTCTTGGAATTTCTCATTAAAGTCTTCAGGATTAGCAGCAGAGATTTTTACATCCATTGTCACAGCTACTGTATTCTGACCACCCATCCCTCTGTCTCTATTCAAACCTTTGTCCATGAGGCTGCTAAAGTTTTGTGCCCAAGGAGTGATACCAGTCTTCTCACCAGCCCATCCATAAGCATCTTTCACAGCTCCAGCCATCAGAACAGGAGGTGTGTACTGCGCCCACGTTTGACCGGCACCTGTAGCCATATCAAGTAACGAGACAGGTTTTCCACCACCAGAGGCTAAAGCTGAAATCTCTTCTTGAGACTTACCAGCCAGTGTTCCACGTAAGGCGTTAGACGCATTTGTTGCACCCGTAAAGTCACCAGTGACCATTGCGTTAATTGCTTTAACTGTGTAAAGGAAGAAGTTCTTCAGTCCATTAACGAAGGATAACATCTCATCGCCAAACTCAGCAAAGATCATCTTCCATCCGTCAACAGCCATTCCAAGAGTTTTGGTAATCTCACCACCAAGCTCTTTCATACCTTCATACAAAGCTTTAGCTGTTGCTGTATTCTGCTCACCTAGAGCATCTGCTACCCAACTATCACGACCCTCAAAAGCTCGTTTGAAGGATTGCGGAAGAAGCATTGCAAAAGATGTGTATTTACTAATCTCATTAAAAGCTTTAGCTAAACTTTCTACAGCAGGTTTAGCCTCCTTCATTGCTACAGCAAACGAACTCCACAGTCTAGCAAAGCCTGTTTCGCCACCACTCTCAGAGAATGTTTGTAGCAAACCGCCCCGACCGGAGATAGCATTTTCAGCCCTCATCTGCTGTGCTGAAGAACTCATGCGTGCTTTCTCAATACCGCCTCTAGACAACTCATCCATCAACTTAGATACAAGCGGGAGGACATCGGCAGTCTTCACATTGCCGTCTTGCATAGCCTTCATCAGAGCTGCACGAGCTTTAGCGCCAGTAAGATTTCCACCTGTTTGAATCTGATAAGCTTCTGCAAACAACTGAGGTACTTCACCAAAGCCAGCAGCATCACCAAGCTGACCTTTCAGCTCTTCAGCCATCACCTGCCCTTTAGCAGACATTTGACCTACAGCAGTAAGAGCACGGTTCATGGACACTTTACTAGCGCCCCGAGTACGACCGAACTGCATAAAGCTTTCAAAGGTTTGTTGTGAAGAATCTACACCCATAAGAGGCATAGAAGATGCCATGAACTTAGTAAACTGAGGGAGGGTATCTGCATAGTTGATGCCCATGTAGTTACTACGTTCCGACAGCCTATCCATAAGTTCTTTAGCTCTACCACCAAGTACAGATTCAGCCGAGATATTAGCATTCACCAAATCTTGGTTTGCTGTGTTCAATGCGCTTGCACCATACACGCCACCAATCAGAGGAAGGCTAGCAGCTCCGTAACGCATGAAGGCACCAGTAGCACCACCTGCGTGAAGGTAGTTAGCACGGTTGTTACTTGCTGCTGACCGTGGAGCAGGACGACTTGTAGACTGTGCTTGCTGTGTTGCAGAGACTTGCTTTGATGGCATGTTCATAGAAACACTACCACGCATAGCACGTTGCATTGTAGCCTGCATGTTGCGTTGATTGACAGAGAAGCGACTAATCTCAAATACAGTCTTCTTACTAGCTTGGTCTAGGGCATCCCCGAGAGTTTTTGTCAAGCTTGGGAGATTAACTTGAAAATTTGAGAACTTCTTGGAGAGGTTCTTTAAGTAGTTGTCTACCTTAGTAGTCTCATCCCTTGGGACAATAAACCCAAGGCTAGCATAATACTTTGCAATTTCCAAGGTCTGTGTCCTTTATTTCTTATTAGCTTCTGCTTTGGCTTTGTCGTAAGCCATCTTTTTTATTGAATCATGTACATCGCAAATCTCTAGTAAGTCATACAACTGCTTAGTAGAGTAGGTTGTCTCAAAAAGTGGAAGAAGGTGTAATCCTCCCAATTCATGAGTCACGACCCTGTATACTTCCCAACGCTGTGAGAACTGTTCTTCTATTTCTTTTTCCAGAGCACTCTTAACTCTTGTAGACGGAGCGTTCTCTGTTACTCCTCGCCACCGTCTTCTTGAAAAACTTCACCGAAGTTGTACTCAATTACTGCTTGATACAGGTTACGAAGGTGGCCGAATTTCCGTGAGAAGGTAATATCAAACGACTTCTCAGTGATCTGAATACCATTCTTACACACATAAGCGCAAATCACTTGCTTCATCAGAGCAAGGTCTGCTTTACCACTGTCAATACTTTCTTGTTGTGCTTCCATAAATTGCAACCCTTTAGTTGCAGGCATAGCAGTAACAAGGTACTCTACTTCATCAATAGTCAACACTTCTTGTGGAAGTGCAACATCATTCATATTAAGCTTACTCATAAATATCTCTCTTTATTTAATGTTGTAAAAGACTAAGACCATTTCCATGATAATCTTAGTCTTAAGGAATTTGGAACACCTCCTATTATTAGAAGATGTTGTTTATTGCTGTGTTAACTAATCCAGCAGCACTATTAAAGATACTACTGAAGATATTAATAGTTTGAGCATTACCACCAACAGTGTAACTACCTGTTGTCTGACAAAAGAGTTTCCATTGTCTGTATTCAAATTCACCTGAATACACAACTTCTGGATACCCTAAGATGTAAGCTTCTCTAGAGCTAAATACACTTGTACCTTTCAAATCAGAAAGCGTTAGCTCAATACGCCCTGTAGCTTTCTGAATGTCTAGCTCGTGAATCCTAGAGAATACATCATTACTCATAGATGTTTGAAGCAAGGGGATTGTGATAGTACAAGATGTGTCAGCATTACGAACACGAGTGTGTTTACCACGAATACCACGAACAGGTTTAAAGGCATCAACACTTCTAGTGATAGAAATACTCTGCCAACCTGTTACAGTGTAACCACCAAAGGTGAGCTGTACTTCAGAAGGCGAGTAGGTATATACTTTAGACATTTAAAATAACCCCAAGCCTGGAAGTGCAGAAGCTGCAATGTTAACAATGTCGTTAATCAAATCGCTTTGTTCCTCATTACCACCAATGTTGATAACAGCGTAAGCAGACTTAATCACCCACACACGACTATCAACAGCATTGCTCTTAGTGAGACTAGGAATCCCTTCAATCCAAGACTCGGTGGAGAACAACAAGTCACTCCCACTTTGATCTTTAATTAAAAGAGGAAACTTACCTCGGTCTGTTAACTCATCAATCTGCCACATCTTAGTTAGGAGGTTATTAGTCTCAGCACCGTTGTGTAGAGTAATTGTGATTGTATAAGTTTGACTATTATTCTTCTTTCTTGCTACTGTTCCATCAGGCATTCTGATACTGGAGTAAGGCATTTCATCCTTATCAACAGAAATGAATGTCCCATCAACAAAACCTTCAACGGGGATAATCCCACCAATCAGGCAATTCACTGATTCTGGACAGTAATTAAATATTGTTGGCATAAATTCTCCTTAATGAGAGGCTACGTGAATAGCCTCTATATGAAAGGTGATTATGCCTTCCAGCGATCTTCCACAGTGCCATTAACAGCTTCTACAGCTTGAACAGCAGCAGCATCCAAAGGAGTGTTACCGCCAATGTAGTTGTCAGTGTTGAACATGAAGAATGTCCAATCACGTTGTTCTGTGGTGCTGGAGAATGTTACGTCAGGGGTGGTTGCGATAATGGTTTGGCTGGAGAAGAACATTGTCTGACCCCCAGCATCCTTAATTGTGCAATTCACCACCCAATCGTTGTTGTCCGTTTCTTCGTCAGCACGCTGAA